TGCCATCGGTAATTGACAATAGTCTGTCACCGCTGCCACCAGAAAAGTTAGTGCCCACCAAATTAAGCCATAATTCACGCACTTTATATTGAGCGGTACCATCAGCAGCAGTAATCAAATTAACCTTACCTGCCGTAGCCAGCGTTGTGTGAGTTGCTGTGACATCGGCATAGATTGGATAGCCAGTAGCAGAGATTGTCAGAGCGCTAGCAGCGGAGGCGATTTGAATGCCGGTGCCTGCTGTTAATCCCTTGAGCTGGATATTATTAGCAGCAACAGAAGTATAAAGACCAGTACCCCCAAGATTAGTTGCTCCTAAAACTCCATTATTGGTAATAGTCACGTCGGTTGTGGTATTGCTAATAGTCATGCCAGTTCCGGCATCAAGTGATTTAAACTGAAGCACAGAACCAGAATTTTGAGCATAAACGCCTGTACCTGAGCCTAGATTTGCCCCAGTGACATCAGAAGTATTTGTTCCAGCAATCGCAACTAGGGTAATAATTGCGCCACTGTAGGTTGCCATGAAAATAGCACCCTGAGTGAAGTTATTATAGCAACAAGTAATGGAGTCACCAGGTTGAATGCTATAACCAGATTGTGCTGCAATTGGATTGATATAACCGGCTGATGTAATAGTTGCTAAAGAGTCAGCAGTTACATAACGAAAATCTTGGGGAGCAACGCCACCAGCGCCTATGCTTACTAAAGTTAAAGTTCCTGACATTTTAAATTCTCCATAAATTAATAATTGTTTGTCTTAAGACATGTTAATTCCAGCAATTGGAACCAATGTACTCGCGCTTGTTTCCGCATTGATACTGGATGCAAAGACACATGATTTAGTGCCGTCACCGTAGATTGTTTGAAATAGGTCGCCGTTGTTTAATACTAAACCTTGGCCAGTGACGTTAGAGTCAACATAGCCTTCGGTTGTAATTGTTGCCAAGTCGTCGTCACAAGTCATGGCGTAATAACTTGGTATTCCTGCGCCCATATAAAACATGGGAGTACAAAAGTTTAATGACATTTTTTAATCTCCTAAAAATTTTAATTATTGATAACGTATCGCAAAAATATTCCCTGAAGCTGTACAGGTGCCTGAAGCAAATATCGCATTTACGACTAAGTATATTTGCGATGGGCTCGCTGTGTTAAAGGTAAGAGTTGGTAACGAAAAGGATGTATTCAACATTGTTGTAGCGCTCAAGCAAGTGCAATTGCTTAAATCTCCAAAAGTTGCTGAAGTTATAGAAGGGGAAGCTTGTGCATAAGAGATTGAAATACTGGGTTGCAGCAGAACATTTCCATACAAAAGCCATACGCCAGCGGTTAAACTGATAGAGCCGACATTGGCATTAGCCCCTGATGTAAGCGATACAGCACTCGCAGAGGGAATAGCAGTTATAACCGATTCACCCACATATCCAGTATTCGCAAAACTCCCACTAGTTGAGCCTACTAAACCGTTCCCAGTGGGACTAAATGCAACACTTGTTGTAGTTATTGCTCCCAGAGTGCCTGAAAAAGATGGAAGCGTTCCCGCTCCCCCTGAGACCAATGGCTGGCCACTTGAACCAAGTGAAGCCAAAACCTGCACTGGACCCGTGGCCGTTGTTCCTGCGCAATGAACGCCGTACGCTGTGGCTGTTGCAATTCCAGTACCTCCGGCTGCCACGGGTAAAGGCGTATTTGCTGTATCTAAACTTGTTTGAGCTACCATTTTATTTCCTATGCGACTACGAGGCCGGATGAAGACGAACTGAAAACAGCCCATGTTGAATTGGCCACAATCCCCACAACAAGGATATTGTCATACCTGCTTGCAGCACTTAAAGAACCACCAGAAGATGTTGTGCTTCCTAAATAAACGATTGTTCTACTTGCGCCCGCTCCCAATTTCCATAAGCCCGCGCCTTGTCCCTGGATGGCAATCATGTTTCCTACAGCAAATGTAGTGGGTAGCGTTAGGGTTTGCAGACTTCCGCCAGTTAAAACATAGCCAGTCGAAATTGCCCCTGTAATTGAGCTCGATGCGCTTGATGCCGAAAAAACAGGAAATGCTTGTGAGGAAAAAGAAACACTCCCCGACGAAGCCCCTGTCAACAGACTATTTGTCGTGCCCGAAGAAGTCCCAAATACACCCGAATTATTTACGGTTACTACTGCTGGCCCTGATAAATTTGATTGACCTGTCCCGCCCTGATTAGCTGGCAAAGGAGTAGTAGCGTTTGCATTAAGGGAATTAAAAATACCTACGGTCATTTCATCTCCTATGCTGCAATTGGATTGCCGCTATAGGCAATTACTTGGAATGTTGTATTAGCCACAGTACAGATCAACATGACACTATCAAGTGCCTGACTTGATGTTAATGTTCCAGTAGCTCCTAAAGTAGTAGCCAGGTTTCCACCAAATATTCGCTGACCTGATGCTTGTGTTATTTGCCATCCGCCCGAAGAACTCCCAACAATTTGGAATATAGATCCTTTTGTGACAGTTGTGGGCAGTGTGTAAATAACCTGTGTAGACCCATTATCAGTAAAATATAAATTATTGACAGAAATAGCCTGAGGAGTCGAACCAACATCAACAAAAGTTAGCCCACCTCCACCGCCCGCTGCCTGAAACGTGGGCAAAGCACCCGCACCATTACTGGTTAGCACTTGCCCAGACGTTCCAACACTGGCAACAGGTTGCAGCGCAGAAATGGAGCTAGTGCCACCACACACCACGGCATATTCTGTGGTCGAGGCTACACCTGTGCCTCCGTCTGGAACTGGTATGGGAACCGTTCCAGTATCTAAGAGAGTATTCGTACCCGTAGCCATTCAACTACCCCTTAAGCACAAACAAGACCACTGCTAGGCCCGCCAGCTACCATTGACCAAGTTGTATTGGCAACGATGCAGCGAAGTGTCACAGAGTTGTAATTGCCGGCAGATGTCACAGTTCCAGCTACAGAAGAGTTATTTTGTCCGATGTGAATGGTTTGTCCGGTGTTGGCTGTGATAATCCAACCGCCAGCACCAAGTCCGTCGACCCCAACAATTTGCCCAATGGCGGCAGTGGCGGGGAGTGTGATTGTAGTTTGACCAGCATTAGCGACCAGATAAACGGTGTTAACGGCTGCTGCTTGGGTTGTGCCAGCGATGCTGACATATGCGCCACCGGTTGGATTAGACCAGACTGGCAAAGCACCGGCACCGGCTGAGGTAAGAACCTGGCCTGCTGTGCCGACACCTGAGACTTGTTGCATAGCACCGGTTGCGGTTGTACCCGCTGCCATGAGTTCATAAGTAGTTAGGGTTGCTAATCCTGTGCCGCCTTCAGAGACGTTAACTGGGACTGTCCCAGTATCAAGCATTGTGTTAGTTCCGACAGCCATCTGACTATATCCTTATGTTAAGTGAATTGTATGCTGGATGAGCCAGCGGTCATTAATTTGAATTCGACATTTGCGGTGACACAGACGACTGCACAGTTGTCATATTGAAGTTTGGAGCTAACTGTTCCGCCTGCGCTAGAGGACGTTGATAAAAATCTCAGATATTGCCCACCGCCTGCTTGGATTGTCCATCCGCCTGCGCCTAGACCTTCAATATTAAATCGAAAGCCTACGGGGCATGTAGCGGGAAGTGTGAACGTGGTTAGCGAGCCATTTAAAGGGATATAGTTCACATTGTTTTGGACTAATTGTGATGTTCCAGTGACTGAGACCCAGTTTGTGTTTGAGTATAGGGAGAATTGAATGGGACTGGTGCCGATGACGATGGGATTTGGATCTGTCTCAATCCAAAATGTCAGCGCATTCTGATCTCCAGCAATAATCGCAATAAAATCGCCTTGCATGGGATTTCTGACTGAGCTGTCATAATCGGACGCCCGAGTAAGAATCCACGCTGTAGCGACGTCCCCGGCGACTGTAACCACATATACACCGTTTTGAAGAGGTGCCACTTGATTGTTCACCAAGACGCGCTCCCCGACTGCGAGGGTTACGCCATCTATGACCAGGGCTTGGATAGTTCCGGCATTAGTGAGTGTTGCGCCGATTCCATTATTTGCGATCCCATTGTCATAGGTTGCAGTTAAAGGAGCCGTAGTGGCGACATAAGCAGATTGGATATTACTACCTGAACTTAGACCAAGGATGTATTCCGATAATTGAGCGACCGTATATTTGTAAGTTGTTCCGCTAGGACTTTCCGTGTAATCGACAGTATTTGTTGCCGGATAGACATCTGTCGATAGCACTGCTGCTCCGAGTGGGAGCTGGCTAATGGGTATTGAATCGTATCCAGCTGCGCTCATGGCTACCGTCCTTAGTTATTCGTCGGAACATCATAATAAGTCACAGTCAGATAGGTGTCTGCTTGAGGACTTAAAAACTGAATCGTTTGCCCTGCGTAGACAATCCTTGGGCTTGGATTAAGTTCTGATGTATCAAGTGTAACAGTCCCTGTGGGAACTACAAGGGTAGTTGCTGAGCCTGATTTAACAAATAAATCAGCTGCTTTTGACACCCCAAAATAAGCAATCATTTTGCCATTGGAGGCTTGGGGTACAGTAAATGTTTTTACTGTATCAGCTGTCAGAAGGGCAGTTTGGGTATAGGTTGGGAAATCGAGGCCGGTCAAAGTACCTGAGGTCAGTTGGCCATTGATATCGCGCATGATGTGTAATGGAGTTGACATGGGTTTTCCTTAATATTTTATATAGAAATTTACGCCAGTATTCACAGAGCGTGTTTCATCTGGTGCTGGAGTTGAGTAAATGGTGCTAGAACTGGCATTAGCTACTGTTGGGGGATAATATTTGACACTACTATCTTGTGGGGAAGTTACTCCAGAAGATTGAACATTGGCTGTCACAATGGACATAGAATATTCAAATGTTCCAAGATTTAACCCAGCAGGGCCAAGATTCGTATAACCATTAGTCATTAATCTATATTTCGAATCCATATCCCAGGTAGAATTTGGGTCATAACCTCTTAGGGTTAATCCTCTAAAATCCGGAGCTGCATATTGGTAAGAATTGATAGCTATTTGAGTTTTAGTAAAAACTGTTGTGTCAGTTTCTATATTAGTTAACTCAACCTCAATTGGTGTGCCAGAAATGGAAGGGGAACTACCAGCCCCATTAACAGAATACCAAACATTATAAGTTTCTAATGAGGCAGGATTTGCCTGAAATTGCCAATATTGTCCAGCTGTAGGGATTGCAGTTATTTCTATTGATGTTGTTTGTAGTGCATTACAAATGTTTCTTGTCAGATAAGCAACTGCTTTAGCAGGCATCGTACTATCTAAATCAAGAATTAATGTATTCGGATAATTTGTAGATCCAGAAGTTTGATTTGGAGTGTTACCGATACCATTAACCCTAAAATATAATGTATAACGAGTAGTATTGCTTGCAAATTGTATAAATTTACATGTATTACCTGATGTCACTGCTAATGCGGAAGCTGCCACTGTAATGTAATTGAAAGAATAGAATTGATTTCCATAAATTCCTTGATATTGGCTATTTATTGTTAATGTAAATCCACTAGTTCCTGCTTGAGGAAGCCAAAATTGTGATCCGCCAGCATTATTAAAGAATGGATTTAACCATCCATTTCCATTAAAACTAACTAGAGTATTACCATCCCAATAACAATTGAAATTTAAAGAAGCAGAACCTGTTATTACACCTAAAAAGGTGCATGTTTGATTAAATGTCCAGCCAGTTGCAAGAAGTCCTGCTCCATCATTAGCTATAGCAATAGGAGTTCCCGCATTATTAGATGTGATGGTAAATATATTATCAGTTGAATATCCTGACCAACATGTAGCAAAATCAGCACCTGTTCCATAGATTGGAAAATAATTCCCACATTGTGCAAAGTTTTCGGACAGCATCCAATTTAATAATCTTGAATAAGGTATTCCAAGATATGAGTTTTCTGTTGGATCATATATAGTCCCATCACAAGGCATTTTATTACTAATTGCAGAAGATGCTGACGTCGCAGGAATTGTACCGACTGTTTGCCCAATATCACCTATTTCACTATTGTCCCAAATCATTCCTTCTCTGGTTAGTAACAAAGGCAAATATAAATCACTGCCGTCAGGATTAGGTGTAGGCATCCATCCTGCTACGCCCCGAGTCAGCATATCCGCATTTGTTTGCGTGGGGAACGCAGTTAATGCAGTAGTCAAACCATAAGCGAGGACAGCATCGGTAAATGTAATATTGAAAGCTGTATCGGTTGGGAACGATATATCTATCGCGATGAAGTCATCACCGTCAGGCCCTACGTTATAGCCTGAGCCCGACCCAAAGTTGATTGGGAAGCTGAAGAAGGTTCCTTCTGTGGTAACTTGTCCAATTTGTTGATCATACGCAGGACGTGGGGTTCCTCCAGTACCATAATAGGCCACGACTTCCACGACAAAGGGAACTGTAAATGTGGATTTCATCCAGAACCCATAAGTATAAAGACCTTGGTCGCTAAACTTATTCACGTCTGGAAATTTAATCCGAATGTCTTTCAGAACTTCAGTTCCAACAGGAACAGTACACGCAAAGTTAATTGAATAACGCGGGGATTCCGGAGGATTTTGAGTATACGCATTCTCAATAAAAGTAAGCGTATTGGTTGACGTCGCTCCAGAATCAAGTTCAATTGTCCACCCACCTTGAGCGATGACATTGGTTCCAGGCAATAAGACATTGTCAGGCAAATCGGTATGCGCTAGAAATTGTCCGTTCGGAATATAGTTAAAAATACCATTCGCATTATTGGTATTTGAGTTTGTTGCAGAAGGATAGGGCCATGCTTGTAGTGTGAATTGTGGAACACCTGTAGCACTTTGCACAACCACATAATAGAGTTCTGGCTCACCTTCAGCATTGTAAGGGTACCAAAGGGGAACAACGTTATTGCCGTTATTATCGACTATGGTACCTTCTGCGCTTAGTATGATTGGATTGGGCAAAGGAACATAAGTGTAGTTTGCTTGATTGCCTTGTAGTTGATAGGTATTTTTGGGGGTAGCGCGATTGATGTCGCTGTATGTGAATATCCGCCCTCCTGAGAGAGGTTCCCCAGTATCTCGGTCGACGAAAAAATATTGTAATGGTGGAGATGCGATGTATAGTGGGTTTGTGGACATTTTATTCTCCGTTCCTTGATTTATCGCCAGTGACACCTTGAGCGGTAATTTTAGCCTTACTATAAGGTTTTTTTGACGCATTGATTATTGCTTTAGAAGCATTTTTTCCGAGTTCTTTATCTAAAATTAATTTAATTTGTTTATCTATTAATTTTTCATCGGTAAGAAGTTTTGTTGCGCCTCTTGCCAAAGGAATTATAGCACCACCTGTTGTTAATGCTGAGGCTATTCCGGCACCCATTTTTGCCCAAGATCCAGTTTCAGGATTATACATTTCATTCATTACTTTAGGATTCATTTTGGCAAGGATTACTTGGTCGTCCAAAGCTTTCCTTAATGCTTCATCAGGGACTAATTCTGCTTTTTGTTTTGGGCCAAGTCCTTCCCAAGCTTTATTCATTCCTTTGACAGAAGATTCGCCTGTTTCATCAGATAAATGCCAGAATCTTAAATAATCTTTTTGTTTCGGACTTAACTTTTTGTTTAAAAGTTCTAAATCTTGAACTGCATCCATTTTAGATCCGGGCTTCAAAAAATCCTTGACTATCGTTTGATATTCTTGAAGATATGTATCATTAAGATGTTTCCTTGCTTCTGAAGATTTATCCCAAGGGCCAATGCTTTCAGCAAAATGTCTATCTGCTTCATTCAATCTTAAAACTAAATCTTTATTCCCGCTTTTTTCTATTGCTTGTCTGATATCATCCCGAAATGCCTGGGATACACTTTTGTATCTTCTCCCACTTGTTTTATTTCCTGCTGCAAATGCTTCATCGGCCATATCTCTTATCATGGCTCTTTCTATGTTTGTTTCGTTTATTGAAGATGTTAATCGTGATTGCTCGCCTGAAAAATGTTGGCCAAAACTTTGGGGTTTGTTTTGTCTTGAAAAATCTTCCATTTGTTTAATAAAACTTGGATCTAAATATTTCTTAAGATTGGGGGATGCATCTATTGCTTGCAATATTTTTGAAGATGCAGAAGCTACATTATCTCTTCCAACTTCAACTCCAAGCATATTGCCCATTTCATCAATTTCTTCTCGCAATATTTGCTGATGAGCAACATCTTCAAAATGTCCTTCTTGAAATCCTCTGGCAATTTCTTTTCTTACATCAACGCCTTCACTAGGAAATTCACCACCCGCTGCTTTCATCAAATTTTCTTCAGCACGACGAGTTATCTCACCTTTGGTATTTCTTGCCCCAGCTTGATAGCCACTTCCAGGAATATATTTAAGAATGTTTTCATGAAGCTGGGTAAGATAAGGCTGCTCAAGTATTTGACCAAGACTTGTGCTTGTTCCTTTTGCTATGTCTTGTCTGGCTAATATATCGGCTTCAGGTAAATTTCCTCTAAGAAATTGTTGGCTTGCTTGAATTGCTTTAGGAAGATATTTCTCAACACCTTTTCCAATAAGCCTTCCAGCCCCTTCGCCAACTCCCGCTGTTCCACCCCCAAGAAGAGCACCACCAAGTGGATCTTCTGGATTCAATAATGCACCGACACCAGATCCGCCTAATATTGTTGCTCCAGCAGATATTGGAGACATAACTGAAGCAATCGCTGCTGCTGTGGCATAAGGTGCAATATCACTTGCAAAATCATAAGCTTCTCCTTGCCCCGTTTTTATTGGCTGAGCTTCTAATTTTGGGCCACCCAAAAGAGATGATATTGGATTTATAACACTTCTTCCTGCATTGCTCATGGAATTAGAAAGATAGTCACCTTCGGCCAGAATACTTTGAACAGGCCATGAATAAGCAATTTTTTCCGATAAATTTTGTTCTGGAGGAAGATTTTGCTCATAAGCATTCCATGAACGATTAGCACTTTCTTCAGAAGGAATATCATTATTAAATCTTCTATTGTATTCAGATTGAAGTGATTTCGATTTAGTTCTTCGTTCATATTCGGCTTGCAATTCTTCTGCACTATACATTAACGTGCTCCTTGGCCAAATTGAGCATTATATTGTTTCATAAATTCATCATCATTCAATTCCGATAAAGGAGGTTTTCCCTGCATATCCTGAGCAATAGATTGAGTTACGTTTTGATTAGTATTCCCATATTCATTGTTACCAATTCCATATTTTTCTTTTCTTTTTTGCATGTATGGGCCAGGATTTGTTGCAACATCATAATAAATTGTATTGCCTTGGCTGAGAGTATCCATGGCAAGTTTAGTACCATTTGCCCAGGCTTCTGGATCTGCACCAGACAAAACAGGTTTAACTTTAGCTAATTGATGTTCCATTTGTTGTTGCAATGAAGTTATACCGCCTTCAATACTAGCTAGTCGCAATGAACCTGCTGGAACGTCTAGTGCCAATATATACGCCGCAATTAATTCTTCTCGTTGTTTTTGATTTTTTCCTGTCATCAAATCTTTGATGTAGGACGGTGAAACACCAGTCAAATCAGAAACAATACCTTTATAAGGCTTTCTCCATTCTGTCGTTTTCTCATTTAAAAATTCTAATTCCGCATCTGTTCCTGATCTTTTTGCTGTTTGAGTTAACAAAGCTGTTCCAGGAGGGTAGTAACCATTGAATGTTGCAAGTTTCTCAGGTGATATACCTTTTTCTCTGGCCAAATCTTGCAATGTTCTTCCAGAAGTGAATGCATTTTGTGCCGTTTCCGGATCATATCCCATCTGACTCGCAACAGCCAATTCATGTTCACGAAACTTTACGGGCATTCTTCCCCAGTTTCTTTCATCGACATTAGTCTTAGAACCTATGGATGCATGAACTGCTTTTTCAATAATATCAGCCCTTTCATTCATGCCCATTTTTCTAAGTCTATCAGCTTCACGTAACTGTGATGCCGGATCACTACCAATACTAGGACCTTGCTCAAACTGTTGATTGCTTCTTTTGGCTTGCGCAATTCTAGCATCTATCTCACTCTGCAATTCTGGGCGACGCATTTGTGCTTCAATAGCCTTTATTTCTGCATCATTCTTGGCATTTTGGCCCCACCATTGTGACTCGGCTTGATTTTTTTGATTCGCTAATGCTTTTTGAATCAATTCTTCTTCTTTTGTAGGCACAACATAAGGCTGTAACATTTCAGTTTCTTCATTAGCCAATTGTTTTTCACGATTTTGACGCAAACCTAATTCGGCAGATATCATATCTCCAATTGGGTCTACTACTCCAAATCTTTGAGCCATCTTAATATCCTCGAATCAAATCCAATTGCCCAATGTTTGTCCACCATACGAACCAAGAAGAGCACCAGCAGGCCCACCAAATACTGCCCCTACACCCCCCAGACCAGCCGTTAAAGCACCTTGCCAGCCACCTTGCTCCTTACCCATCGCCAAAGACTTACCCAGCGCTTTCATCATCGATTCGTATTGAGAGCTAGACAAATCTGCTTGAGAACCATAAACATTACCAAGTCCTGAAGTCAACGAATTAGTTGCATTCAACCCACCCGTGTATAAATCCTGAGTTCCACTTAAACCTTTATTATATAAATCCGAATTTGCGTCGTAATAATTCCAGTAATCCTGATTAGTCAATCCTTGAGCTGTACGACCTGCTTGCTGCTGATGCGATTGCGTTCCCAATGCACCACCCATAGCCGCTGCTGAATTGACCCCATTCATGGCAGAATCATATTGATATTGATATCCAGGAGATTGCTCATATCCACCACCTAACAATTCCTGCATCGCCTGAGGATTGTTTAATAAAATTTGATACTGTTCCTCAAGCGTAGGAATAGAACGCTGTCCAGCCTCAACATACGGCGAATAATATTGCTTGTACATGTCTGCACTTTTATCCAGCCATTCTGAAGCCTCATTTCCCGCAAAAGGATTCCACATAATATTGTCCTTAAGTTAAAGTAAACGTCTTCCAAGTCCCATCGATATTACCCATCATGGTGTTGTCAGTCGAATTATAAACAATGGCACCAGTAGACTTACTTGCATCGGTCAATTCTGCAATATTAGTCGCTGGCTGTTGAGGAACTACATATCCCTCATTCCCAAGATTCAATTGAACCTGGCTAATCAAAGTATTCATAAGATTAGACCATTCAGGGGTAAAATACCCATTCTCATCCACAACCTTACTATTAGTAAAAGTAGGTATATTCATAATGTTTCTCTTTCTCTCGCAGATATAACTCCATTGCTAATCGTTTTACGGAATTTGCTCCAAAATCTTAATTGCACAGTAAAGCTATTGGATATTCCCAATCCCCAGAATACCACTCTGTTCTTGCGATTTCCTAAGGTATTTAACTCTTTTCCATAGAATGAACCAAATGTCACACCCGCATCTTTAGAAATGGATAAATCTATTCTTGGAGCGTAATCAGGCAGCACCAGTTCAGTTTGTAAGAACACTCCCACATAGGTTGGCTCGGCCTCAGTAGTAATAACTTGACCGCCCTCAGTCGTGATATAACGTTGAGGCATTGACTTCCAATACGGATCCATCCCCTGCTCCATGATAAAACTAAGAGAATTGGCAATAAATTGACTGGAATCCGCTTGCTCAGCCGTGTTGCATATGCGAATACACGGAATCATCTTCGCCTGTGACATCGGAATAGCCCCAGGTGGAGTATAATCATATTGGGTAAGCAATATATCAAACTCATATATATTGCCATCATTTAGGGAAACAAAATAATAAACATTATTGTAAAAAGCCACAGAATGAATAATGGAATAATTCATATTTTCATCGGTGACATAAAAGAAATCTTTTGTGTTGAAATCATATAACAGTGAAAAGTTATCACGTGGGTCAAAGAATGTGATTTGATAAAAAACATGTCCACCCAATTTATAAAAGAATGCTGTAGACGATTGCGGTGCGACCACTTCAGCTAGTTTGAAGTCAATACCATCGTTTGATATACGTTCAAAGGGGCCACCAGCACTCACCAAAATGGCTGGGCCTGCTTTTTCATTCACGCCAAGGAAAGCCACGTACTCATCCATTGTGGCGATAGTATTTGAACTGATGCAGCCATAATCGATGGAAACAGAACTTTGTCTCTGGTAAGGAAACAATTGCGCGCCAATATCGTTAAACAGTTCGGTTACGTTTTGACCGAAAACATAAATTAATGAGCCTTTACCTGGCGCACGAAGGACAGCCTCGGCAAAGTCAGGCTTTGTCTGAATGGCTCCATTCACTGATGTTGAGCCGGCACCCCAATCCCATACCAGGCCATTATTGGGCTCAGATAGGAACCATTGGTTGGTTGAGGTATCGGGAACGATGAAGTAGCCGTCATGATAGGTGACGTAGCCAGGGATGATGGTGTTATCAGTGATTTCACTCACAGGCAGCGTAGCCTTAACAGTGACATTCGATTTCCAGTTGTAAATCCATAAATCCAAGCCATCACAAATGGATATCTGATAATTAGAATTTTCCTCAATCGTGACATCACCAAAATATGTTCCCAGCTCAAACAAGGTTGTTTCTTCGAGCGCACCCTCAGGCCCCTGGACACGTGAGACAACATTGTCTATCACGGTCACCATGAAGCCACCACGAGATGAGGCAAATATACCCCGACCTTTACCACCAATTTTGGGGGTAATGACTACACGATAACCAGGCGTTTGAATGAGTGTGTCATCTGAGACGAACATGTTATAAGTACGTTCAGAAGAGATTTTATGGTTACGTCCAAAAGTACATCCTCCCACAATTTTCAAAGGGACTTCAGATTTTGGGGGTGATGGTGCGGGGCGCATAGTCATGATTTTTACAAATTTATTCCTGTAAGTGCATTATATTCGATTAGAACTAAGTTAGCTAGGCTTCCTCCATCCTTTCCCATATGTGATATCTCCCCAACTAAGTCCAGCCCCCTGACTGAAATACTCCAACTTCCTAAGAGTAAAATCAAAAGGACTCAAAGTACTGACAGATTGCTCCATTTGGTCAAACGTCTTAACAACACTCAATGGAGGAGTAACAGAACGCCATTCACATAGCCATATAGCCAAACCATACTTAAGATAAGTTAAATACCATCCATCATATATTTGGCTTAAATCTTGATTCAATCCAGTGTTGGTTAATGCAAATTTACCCGTAATTTGAAATAAGTAAGGCTGATTTGGCAAAAAGTAGACATAGATATTACATCCACCCAATGTTCTTTCCATATGCCAGGTATAAGGAAGCGATTGAACTCCCTCAGCACGTGGATATGCAAAGTATTCTTGGCGACTTAAGTTTTCCATTTGAAAACGTACAGTCGTGGTAGATGTTTGATAAGGATTTGTTAAAAAGAAAGTGAATGTATCAATTTCTACCAAGTTTGGAATGAAATATTTTTCTTGCCCAATAACAAAATTATCCTCAAATACGTCATAGTATTGAATGAATTTCGTTTCAGAGCCTTTGATTTGCAGGAAATCATTAAGACGATCTAACCCATCGTTGATTTCATCACCGGTGGTGAACTCATAATTGCGTCCTACAATACCGCTCAGATAATATGAGTCAATAATTAGCTGACGAGTAGTGTAAGCAACAGCCATGAATTCCCTCCGTTAAACCCAGAGTGCACCAGCCCAATTGCCGGTGCACTTCTCGCGCCCTGGTTTACATACCAATGCCGTTGTTTTGGGTTAATGGGAAGAACATTGCCATGGAGTTTTGTGGAACCATGTCTTTGCCCCAAATCACGTCCCTTGTCCAACCGTAAACGTTTTGGAATGGGATAACACCATAGTACAAACGCACAGACACAGTGGTATCTTCATCGGTAGCCGTAGAGGATGGGAAAGGATAAGTACTTGGCAGCTTAGGCATAGCCACATACAAAGCATTATCAGACACAGCACAACCCACTTTAGCTGAAGGCACAAACTGTGCAGTCATGCCCGCAACGATGTTGATTGGGATGTTCTGATTCATATTGCCAGCAGTAGCACACAGAGCTGGGAAGATACTGGTTGTCACATGACCAGAACCATCTGATGCAGCATCAGCAGTGATTTGGATCTGAACAGGCAAGCTAGTTTGGTTGTGTCCAGTCCAGGTCAGCCAGTAAGGAACCGTAGCCCCGCCATAATTGACGAACTGTGCATGGTCATAAGCCTTGATAGCATTCACATCGCTAGTACCAGCACCTGACCAGGTGATGGAGGTGATGTTATTACCAGTGGGGTCATTGGTTGACAACACTGTCAATACGCTAGAAGGATAAGTTGCATTACCAACAGTACCTGAGAAGTGAATTGGTAGCAAGTTAGAGCTATAGAACTCTACACCAGCCCAGTTACCAACCATCCAGCTCATAGCGTTTTCATTGTTACGCTCAAGAGTAAATTGGTTTTGCATAGTAGAAACGATTGCAGGAATGGCTTGTAAGTCTAAATAGACTTTCAAAATCCCTGGTGCGCTAGAGTAAGAACGGAAGTTAGCAATCATCTGAGCCAATTGCTGGGCAGAGTTGATTGGGCTTACGCCGTTACCGAAGAAACGATAAGGAATGGTTTCAAAGAGGGTTGTAACGTCTGATTCGACTTTAGAAGCCAGCTCTGCCATTGCGGCGTCGCCAAGACGTGTGGTGTATTCTTCAAGATTGTTGAATACGATTTGTTCAGCAGTACCAGCATATGACACGTTTTCTTGTTTGTTAACGGTCAATGTACGTGAGTTCTGTTGGATTTCTTGGAAGTTAACAACCAAGGAATCTTGAGACACAAAACGAGGCGGGGTTTCGTAGCTGACACTGGAGCCTAAATTGCCCGGGAAGTTTTCTGGGTCACGAAAACGAGTATTGGCCGTAGAAACGACGCAACAGTTGTTTTGGAAGATTTCCAAGTCGGCCATGTTCCAGGTCACAACTTGTTGTAAAATATTTGCAGGTACCATGTAAAAGTCTCCATCAACGATCAAACTTCGTTGCCGGTCTCTTACTGTCGGTTACCCTGTCTCAATATTTACGAAGCGCCCTAATAGCATCTTTCATTGATTTTTGAGTCATCGGAACAGTCGAACTACCGTCAACGGACGCGGTAGAGGATTTCAACTGACTCAATGGCTTTGGCTCTTTCGTTGCTTGTGCAGTCTGTGCCTTTTCCTTATTCTTCAGGATCGAATCACTTAACTTTTTCATGGCTCGCTCAGCAGCGACACGATGACCATTCCTTAGCAAGTTTTCAATATCACTGAATTTCTCAGGATGTTGACCCATCTCATACATGCAATGCTCAGTTCCAGGTACGCTGTTAACTAGGGCCACCATTTGGGGGCTGTTCTGGATATTAAACGCGCCTACAACTTCATCAAAATCGTCATATTCCTTGCGTCCTTCTGCCATCTTCGCTGCATACTCAGACACAATTTGTCTGGCTACGTTAGCATTAGATTGCTCTTGAGCAAGGGCTTGCACCTTGGCTGTCACTTTTTCATCGCTTCGTTTATCAATTAAATCGATAATCTGAGCCTCTGTTAAAGTCGCCATATTTAAGGGCTGTCCAGCAGATTGCACGGTTGCTAGGGCTTCCTGTCGTCCACGCTCATACGCGGACTCTTTGGCCTTAGTAATCAAGTAATTTGCCTTATCTTGCGTCATGTACTCTTGCGAAGCACCGGCGTTAGAAAGCCCAGCATCAGTACTAGCCTGATTCTGATTAACCAAAACTTCATTCGTCATTAAAAACCTCTTTCGACATTTGAACCCTGTGTCACAGGTAGACCCGGAGATTTGTGCCCGTCACAACTGTAGAACCCTTCAGCCAGGTTGTCCCAAGATTACGCTCTCGTTAGCGGCACTAATAATATAGCGTTAAATATTATGGAAATCAACCGTATTGGTATGATTTGTGCAAATAGCTATTAATTGATCAGTAAATAACCATGAAAAATTCAACTCTTCGATTTAATCGAATAGTTCACCCTGTGATAGAATTTGATTTTTAACCAGGAATTATTCATGTCAAATCGCAAGCAAGTTATCGATAAAGCTATATTTCATTTGTTTGACGCTCTCAGCTCAGCAAATGAAAAGTTTTTTAGGCCACTGACCGAAGAAGCAATCACTCCCCAAGAATATGGTGAAATCCAAGTAACAGCAGCAGCTAACTATCTTCGTTATTGCATTTTCTCTAACATTGCAGAGGCAGACAGAGAAAAAGCAATTGATTTGATTTGCGAGGGAATGAAAGTCAAGCCTACCAATATGGATGACCAAGCTCCAAAACTGTTTGCCGACCAAGCCAAAGTTGATTTTGGTAGCATTATAGGCGGAGCAACCGCATTAACCTCTGTCATAGTGGGTGCTGATGAGCTTGTTGGTGGCCACGAAGAAGAATGAAGTTTTTAGATACTCTTAAGTCAGCCATCGGCCCAGTAAAGCCACCCAATGAACGCCCAGACAACTTCTGGGCTGAGATTGGACATCTATGCATGAAAACAAAGCCCCAGGCTTTCATTGGTCGCCGGATATCTGTTGATTTGGGCGATGGATGGAACGACAAAGCAAGTTTTGATTTCAACCAAACTTTATCAAAGAACGAATCAACCAAACAACAGCCCACCCCACTAGAACAGGCAGTAAAATTGCTCCCAAAATCATAACAAGCTCACAAAATGTCATGGATAGCCCTTAGCTTTCCTTCCAATGCCTTGGCATACTCACATAGCTTTTCATGTTCTCTTGCCGCGCGCCACAGCTCACTGTTTCGATTGGTTTCATACTGAATTAAATAGAACGGTCTAGCGCTTGTTTCTGAATAAAGCCTAAACCATTCGTTTCTTTCGTCAACCAAACTCATTTTTCACCTTTCACTATTTTCTCCATAGCCCTGTCTGCCTCTGATTCTGCGCGTTCGTGCTCTCTATCAGCAGCCAAAGCAGCTAAGGCCCTGTCAGCCTGTTTACCAGCCAAGCCATGCTTATGTTCACTCTCTTTGATTGCAGCGTCTATAACCTTATTGATGCGCTCATCATCGGCTTTCTGCTGCTCAATGCCCACTTTTGTTTCCGCAATAGACAATTCTGCCAAAATCTTAGCAATCTCAACTTGTAGCTTCTTGTTATCCATCTCAAGCTCAGCCATCTTAGCGGCTGATTTCATTTCTTCTGAGCGAGCAGCTTGCTGAACCTTGGCCATTCCGACTTGATTTTCTGACTGGACTTGCTGAGCAGCGATTTGAACCATTTGTTGGTCTATCTTAGGCTGTTGTGATTGCATTTCCATCGCTTTTTGCTTCATTTCAGCTTGTTGCTGGCTATATTCTTCCCAGCGTACTTTCATAGTTTCAACATTGCGCATTTCTACATTGTCGAGAACCAAGTCACCACATGCATCATTGATAAATTGACCAAGGCTAGGTATGGCATTACTGAGTGCAATAACTTGCTGAAGTGCGCGAGACTGTTGTAGACCGAAGCTAACGCCCGCACTGATTTTGATTTTAAAGGCACCAGGCTCAAAATCTATCATCACCCCGCCAGGTTGGTTAATCATCTCATATGAGCGTTTACCTTCTTGCGATATCACAGGTATAGAACGCGGAGTCTTGTAGTACATTGGCATCATGTCGATAACCATCTGCGCGCATGATTCTAAACCCAAAAGATAGTTATTCATATAGGGCATTGCTGATGCGTTACTCAGCGTTGTGATTTCCTGCACAGCCTTACCTGACATTTCGGCTGATGTGAGTTGAGTCATGCTGGTGTCAAAGTTACCCAAAGCGTTTTGGATGACAGTATCAGCAGCCATGAAGGCTTCCATCACATCTTGTGGCAAACCTTGCCTAGGCGCAATTATGGGAGGCTGCAAGGGCACATTAGGGTTGCCATTGTGGAAAGCATTATAAATAAGGGTTGTTGTGTTTTGTGGCTTACGATACAAATCTAAATATTGAGGCGGGATACTTTCCAAGGAGGCAATGATTTGCGCGGGGCGCATGTTTTCAATCTCATTGACCAATACTTGACCCGCAAAGTTCTTCATCCGCTGAGCACCTTCAGCATTATAAAAGATAGGCTTGGTCATTTGATAGCTTGAGCCTGTTGTATCGTCTTTGGATACTACTGAGTTACCATCAAAGAACTTGATGGGCAAACATGGATAATCTGTGTCTTCTTCGTTCAAAATGTCATTGCGCACCATTTGGAAGCGTTTAATCGTGGTGATTTCAGTTTCACGGGTATCAACTATCATTGGCACTTGAGCCAATATTCCGGCTTCTTCCCATGCTTTGACAAAATTCTTATATTCTTTGTCGGTCATGTTTTCATCGTTCGATAGTCGATGTAATTTGACCTTCTTCTTAACCTTCTCATAGTAATCAGCCACCATGATGATATGGTCTTGTCCTACTTTAAAGCTCCAGTTGAACGGGCCAAAGCTTCCCATCCCAGAACTAGAAGTGATGAATTTATCCTGAAACTTATACTTAGAGATATCGACCTCGGGGAACTCACGCTCAAAGTCTTCTTTGCGCATGGGGACAATCTCGAAGCAGTAATCGCCGTCTGATTTGTCTGGAGCAGCGGCCAAGGAATCAAAGCCAACCAGCGTTTGATCATATGTGCGCTGCATCTTGATATGCTGTAAGAATGACTTGGAATCCACATAATCAGTAAAGATTTTAACCGAGCTATAACCACCTGATAGACTGTCTCGATAGACTTCCTTCTCCATTCCGCGCTTGTTAGACTCTTGCAGGGTATAGCGCATGAAGCCCTCAAGCACACGTATTTGCTCAGCTTGCAGTTTCTTTTGCTGCATATCCCCCGGCATATAGTCATCAGATGTGTGGATTTCGATAGACGGCTCGTGCTTAGCAAACTCGCCGATGAGCCTAGATAAGTAAGCTTCAAGAATATTGAACTCTAAACTGTTTCTTAACAGTTCATTGTTGACGTCTTTGCCTGAGTCGCCCATGGTTGTGACAAAGATGAAATTACGGAAGCGAGTGTATCGCTCATAGTTACCTTTGAAGCCCTGGTAACTATTCTCAATATTCTTTTTGATTCTTTTGAGCTGTATACCTTTTTGTATATCGTCCATGGGTTACCTGCTTATAAGTGCATCGAATTAAGGTTTTGTTGTCTAAGTGCGTCTAGTCTGTTTGCTGAGCCTACAAAGGCTTTTAAGACTTCAGACTGTTTGTCTTCATGAGGTAAGATAGTTCCATCAATGAGGGTGGCTCGGCAGGCCATTTCAAGTGTGTCACAATTTGAAACCAGAACATCATTAGCATAGTAGACGCCGTGGTTTTCAATAGTGATATTATAAACGGGACATCCGTGCGTTATGTGTCCAGCACTTTCTGGAACAATATTTTCTTGTCTTATCTGCATGAGTTGATTTTTTTGTTTCAAACTCACTTCCGCAGAGCAAGCAATTAAGCTTGAGTATTGGTTGTTTGGCATGCTGCCATTTGCAGCGACAGGCGATTGAGCAGAAATAAGATCTGGATGGTTTTTTTGATTCATACTCAGTTCCACATATCTTACAAACATATTTATGAAAAGGTCGTACTTGCTTCTTAGCGTTTTCAGAATGCCACTTTCTCCCCTCGGGGCTTGCATGCCATTCTTTAGCTTTATCTTGAGCCTTTCTAAGATGCTTGATATTTTGGTTTGATTTTCCATAAATGGATTTTTGCTGTTTATGCTCATCCATATGTTGCTTATGCGAAATACATTCCAAATTGCCAATGTCGTTATTAAAATGGTCGCCGTCTTTGTGATGAACGACCCAGCCCTCAGGAACTTCTTGTTCGTGATGAAACTCCCAAATCGCAACATGCAATCCTTTTGCACGCTTTCGCCCTTCATTGGTTGTGCTTTGGCTAAGATAATAGCGTCCCTTCCCCATGAGCCTGTAATCGATTCCATTGAAAGTAATAGTTTTCTGTATTTCCATTGCAATAACTCTCCAAATGATAGGAGACTTATTCTAACACTCATATCTACTGTATCCAATGGCTTAAAACCATCGCTTGTGAATATAGGGTGATTGCGCGTTCCAGTTAATCCTGCTTTTGATATTACTTGCGCATCTCGTCGCGTCATTCCGGCAGCTGTTACGCGATCAACACCAAATGGAGTTATAACCCAATCGCCAATACGCATATCTTGAATATTTTTATAGCCAAATGGCGTGGCTATCTTCGTGTTAGCTATAAAGCAAACATCGTCGTGGGCGTGTGATTGGTTGCCTGTGATTTTGCGCATATGCTCCAAACATCGCTCAGTATGTTTGCCAGTACGTGGTATTGATATCTGCTTGGATGCCACAAACTTTTGGCATTCAAAGAAGCGGGCTGTCTTATTGCCTCCGCCAGCGTTACGCTCAACGTCCATTATACGAAGCCCGGGCACTGTCTTAAGTATCGAGGTCAACGTGACGCCTGTTGATTTCTTTTCAATCAAGACCCAATCAGGTCTAATGGGATAGCGCATACATTCTTGGTAGAAGTCATAGAACTCAGCCTCTAGGTCTTTAGGCTCGATGCGAACTTCTCGACAACCCAGCCAATGCAGGCCATAGACACCAAAGTCAATGCCTCGATGCTCTATCTTATATATGCCCCAGAATGACATGGCGGTCGCGTCGTTCCAGGTCTTATCAGTTTCCGCGCTGTCAATTGTCAAGAATGTAGACAGAATAGGAGGGTCAATGTCCGTCAAATGGAACCAATCGCGCTGAAATATGCCGCCCCCAGGGGGTTGGGGTTGCTGCATCTGTTGTGCCCAAAAGTTGTATGGGTCTTTGTCGCGCATTATCAGAAGTTCGGACTTAGGATGCTCCTCGGGGTACAGTGCGTTATCGTGCTCATCCAGTGCTGTTAAGATGACTTTTTTCCACTCGTAGCCCTCTTTGCCATCAAGAAAGAAAGCCGGTAAGTCATCCTCATGGAGACGCTGACCGATGAATATACGCGCCACATTGTGCGAGCGAGGGCGCATTGTGATCGTGCCCTTGTAGTTATCAATCACCTTGTTACGCAATAGCTCTGAGAATGTATCAGTGTACTTGTGCATGTCATCCATCAGAACGCAACCGGAAAAGCGGTCGCAATTGGGCAATCCAGCATCAGCCCCAACGATAGTCATTTCAGCACCGAAGGCCGTACAAATGCCGCCAGCCTCCGTTTTGAAATTGCCCTTGCTCTTTGAGTCTTGCCTCAGATGCACACCAAAAAGCCGTTTATACTCGCTCATTTCCATGATTTCTTTAATGGTTGATGTATGCTTTACTGCGAGGTCGTACCCCACAGATATATACAAAAAATTACAATCAGGATAATTAGCATAACACCAAGCCACCCAGTAGACTAGCAACGTTGATTTACCATAACCAGGCGGAACATTGATTACCAATCGCGTTGTCTTCATATTGAAGACAGCCTTTAGTTCACGCGCCATTGTAATAACGTGCGACTCCTTGCCGGGTGGGCAAGAAATACTGAAGGGTCGCCCGTTCTTGAGTTCATAGAAAACACGAACGAAAAGCAAGAAGGAACCCTTCAGGTCTGCGCTCGTGTAGTCATATTCTGCAAGAGTCGGGACGGGTAAGTGTCCGTGGTCTTGTATTGTCATCAGTACGGCTTGTTATTCATCTTTTTAAGCTTGGGATAACAAGAACGGCCTGAGCCTTCAAGAGTGACTGCTTTGAGTCCGCCGTCTTTTTTCATGCTAGACTTTGCTGGCATCTTTTCATCACGCTTCTTTGATTTACGTTCTTCAGACTCGTATTTCATTTCATGCTCTTTCATTTCGCGCATTTCGTTCATCATTTCGATTTTCCTTTCGGTTTAGATTTGGTTTTAGATTTAGCCCTATCTTGTATAGAGTAGCCAATCGCTACAGCTTGAGAGGGCTTTTTTCCGGCTTTAATTTCCGTCTCGATGTTCTTTTCTCGTGCTTTCTTGCTTGATGATTTAACCAGCGGCATTTTCTTTCACCTCTTCAGATTCAGCAATAGCCACGCCAGCACTAGCAGCAGCCAAGGCAAGCGCCAGGATAATTGCTTGTGTTTCTTTCTCATGTTTCTTCATCAGATTCATTGCATCTTTAAGCACTTTATCGAATATGCTCATGATGTCACCTCGGGTGATGCCACCACAGTTGCAGACACATTAGATGAGCCCACAAGGCCCTCATGCTCAGAAATATCGTTTACTGCCATGGTTGCAATCTCTTTGATTAGCTCGCCTTTTATTGAGTCTGGCAGGCTGTTAATGTGCGCGATGATTGCATCGTGATGGGCTGCGATAGCTTTTAGCATGTCATTAAGCGCAGCATCAATGCCTGAGGGTTTGATTGTG